TTTTAAAAAATCATGCCACAGGAAACCAATCTAAACGTATCGCCATATTTTGACGATTTTGATAAGAATAAAAACTTCTATAGAGTGCTTTTCAAGCCAGGATCCCCAGTTCAGGCAAGAGAATTAAGCACTTTACAATCGATTTTACAAAATCAGATTGAACAATTTGGTACTCACTTTTTTAAAGAGGGTTCTAAGGTAATTCCTGGCAATTTAAGTTATGATAATAATTTCACATGTGTTCAAGTTGAAGATGCGTTTTTAGGAATTCCAGTATCCTTATATCTAAATCAATTAGTTGGATTAAGAATTACAGGTACAAGATCAGGTGTAACTGCGACAATTAAAAAGATTTTAACAAAAGAAGATTCAGATAGAGGAAACATAACTTTTTATATCAAATATGAAAAGTCTGGTGGTGATTTTGCACAAGAAAAATTTGATGATGGTGAGAGTTTATCTGCAAACAAAGATATTGTCTATGGTGCAAGTGTTATTCCAGCAAATGAACCATTTGCAAATACTTTAGCATTTGGTGCGACTGCAATTGGATCTGCGATGTCGATTGGAGAAGGTGTATATTTTGTTCGTGGTACTTTTGCTCAAGTTCAAAGCGAAACATTAATTTTAAATCAATATAGTGGTTCTCCCTCCTATAGAATAGGATTCGATGTTCAAGAAAACTTTGTTAGTGCTGATGAAGATCCATCATTAAACGATAATGCATCAGGATTTACAAACTTTGCAGCGCCTGGAGCTGATCGTCTTGAAATTAAGATCAGTTTGATGAAGAAAGAACTTGATGATACTAATGATCAAAACTTTATTGAAATTGCTCGTGTAAGAGGTGGTGAGTTACAAACATTTGTAAAAGATACTCAATATAATTTAATTAATGATACACTCGCAGCAAGAACTTATGATGAATCTGGAGATTATTATATAAGACCATTTGAAGTTTTTGCAAAAGAGTCATTAAATGACCAAACTGGAAATAAAGGAATATATACATCAGAACAAAAAACACAAGAAGGAAATATACCATCAGATGACTTGATGGTAATGCAGATATCGCCTGGAAAAGCTTATGTAAAAGGATATGCAATTGAAAAAATATCAACAGGATTTATTGATGTACCAAAACCAAGATCTACAAAAACTATTGAACAAGAATCAGTAAGTTATACGACTGGTGATCCTTTATTAGTAAATAATGTTTTTGGATCTCCAAGTTTGGGGATTGGAACTACTGCAACTGTATCTTTAATTTCTAGAAGAAGAGGAAATAGTGGATCTGAAATTGGTCTTGCAAGACTATATGATTTCAAAGCACAATCTGGAAGTTTTGTAAATGAAGCTACTCAATATGAAGCTCGTTTATTTGATATCAAAACATTTACGGATATTAAAGTTGGAACAGCTATTACTTCATTGACTGCATCTGATCATATACAAGGTGCAAGAAGTGGTGCAACAGGATTTGTAAGAACATCTGGAACAAGTGTAACCGATATCAGTTTGATTGACGTAAGTGGTAAGTTTATCAAAGATGAGTCTATCTTAATTAATGGCGTTCAAAATGGAAGAGTAATCACAAAAGTAGATGATTTTGGATTAAATGATGTAAAATCAATTAAGAGTGCAGTTGGTGTATCAACATTTGAAGCTGATATTTTACTTGATGATGGAAATAAATTAACAAATTTAGTTTCTGGTAATTTTAGATTAAGTAATACATCTGGAAACACTGGTATTATCACATCATCAGGATCTAATTTTGCTGGTATTATAACTTCAAATAACATTGTAAGTTACAGTGTGCCTGGCGAAACATTGCCTAGGTTCAATCGTATTACTGGAGTATCTACAGACGGAAATGAAATTAATATTTCTGGTATTACATCAGTTTCTGGTGTATGCAATGGTGGTGTTTTAGATGGTTTAATTCCTGGCTCTCTTGACGTAAATGATCTTTTACTTCGTAAATCAAGTTTTGAAATTAGTGCAAATAGTTTATTAACACCAGTTAGTCGTAAAAACATCGCGAGTATTGACGTAACTACAACTAATTTGCAATTTAGAAAACAGTTCTCTGATATAACTGTTGCAAATAGTCAATTTACATCTCCCGATGCTGGTACAGATTTATTCTTTCAACCATTTGATGAAGAAAGATATTTCATATCATATAATGATGGATCAATTGAACCACTAAAAGATAGTCAAGTAAAAATAGCTGATGATAAAAAAACTGTAACCTTTGTTGGATTAAGTTCAGTTTCTGGAAAAGCAAATCTTTTTGCAACTGTATTAAAATCAAAAGTTAAAAATAAACTTAAGAAAGTAAATGAGGCAAATGTAATTAATGTTACACGTTCAACTAATGCTTCATCTGGTATTGGAACAAACACATTAAATGATGGTTTAACAAATAGTCGAGTATTTGGAACAAGAGTTCAGGATCGTAAAATATCTCTAAATGTGCCTGATGCAGCTTCTTTATTAGCTGTATTTGAATCAAATGATTCTGGTGATGCTGATCTACCATCAGTTGATCTCACTGCGTATTCTGGCCCAAGTGGAAACAATTCCGATTTAATTGTTGGAGAACAACTTATAGGTTTAGATAGTAATGCTGTTGGATTAGTTGTAGAAAAACCAACCGTTAATTCAGTTGGAGTTGTTTTATTAAATCAAAATAATTTTAGTCCATCTGAAAAAGTTAAAGGAAGTAAATCAGGTGTCACCGCTTTGGTAATATCTACAACGAGTGGAGATCGTAATATCACAGATCAATATCAGTTAAATCCAAATCAAAAACCAACATATTATGATTACTCATTTATTGAAAGGAAAAAAGATTTTGAACCACCAACAAATCGTTTAAAGATTGTATTTAAAAACTTCTTTGTAACAAGTGATGATACTGGAGATTTCTTTAACGCTTCTAGTTATCCTGATGAGTCTAAAAAAATAATTCCTGTGGATAGAAATTATGATGTATTCGTGAGTGATCTAATTGATATCAGACCAAGAGTTTCTGAATATGATACATCATCAACGGTTTCACCTTTTGATTTTGCTTCAAGATCTTTCTCATCTCAAGGAAACAATGTTCCAGATCCATTAGTCCCTGATGAAAGTTTAATAGTAACATATGATTACTATCAACCAAGAAAAGATAGACTTTTCTTAGATAAGGCTGGAGATTTTGTTTATATTCAAGGTGTTCCATCAGATAATCCAAAAGAACCACAAACAATTGGAGACGCAATCGAAGTTGCTAAAATTGAACTCCCAGCATATCTAAGAGATATTAGTCAAGTTAAGATGATTCGCACGAATCATAAACGTTTCACAATGGCTGATATTGGAAGACTTGAAAAGAGGCTTGAAAGTGTAGAATATTACACAAGACTCTCTCTTCTTGAAACTGACACTGCAAACTTGAATATTACAGATGCAAATGGATTAAACAGATTCAAATCTGGATTCTTTGTTGATAACTTTAAGAAACATGCATCTCATCAGATTGATCATCCTGATTTTACTGCTAGTACAGATGCGAAGAGAGGTTATTTGAGACCTGGCCATTATACAACTTGTCTTGATTTAATTATTGGATCCCGATCATTTATTGGTATTGGTACAACTGCAAATCCAACTCTAGATGTCAATCATTTAGATGATATTGATGGAGATAATATTAAAAAAACTGGTCGTCTTCTCACATTAGACTATACAGAAACAAAAATGTTGGAGCAAATTTATGCTTCTAGAGTTGAAAATGTCAACCCATTTTTGATAATATATTATTCTGGTGATATGACTCTTAGCCCAGACTCTGATGTATGGATGGATACAAAGAGAGTTGATGCGAGTATTTCTTATGATACCTCTGCTTACAACAATGCAATAGCTCAAATGGGCATTAATCAACAGACTGGATTTAGTGAAGTTGATTGGGGTGCATGGGAAACAAACTGGGTGTCTGAAGAAGTGACAACAACATTCGTTGAAGAAACTGTTGAATCATTGGGAACCATAAGTCCAGATGACTTACCAGAAGGTGCTAAACTAGACATAAAATCTATTCCAAACATTCAAAAGGTTCTTGAGTTAAATGGTAAATGGGTTCCAAAAGGTGCTGGTGTTATCACAGATGCTGAGATAGTAACTAGAACATCTCATCAAGATGTTGTAATGTCAACGAATCAATCGAGAGAGGGTATTCAATATAAGGTAAGACCTAAAGTTCAACAACAATCTTTGGGTGATAGAACTATAAGTCGTGATATTATTCCTTATATGAGATCAAGAAATATTGAAATCACTACTACTCGTATGAAACCTAGAACTCGTTTCTATGTTTACTTTGATAATGTTGATGTGACTTCATTTGTAACACCAAAATTAATTGAAATTAGCATGACAAGTGGTGTATTTCAAACTGGAGAGACAGTTACATCATCTGGATTTACGTTTAGACTAGCTGCACCAAATCATCTGGAAGGCCCATATAATGCACCAACAAAAGTTAGTACAGTTAATACATATGATAACGAAGCTCCAATTTCAAATGTATATTCCACATCATCAACACTTTTGAATGTAGATACATTTAGTCTTGCAACTCAGGTTCAAGGTGCTTTTTCAGGACATGTTAAAAATGGAATGAAACTTGTTGGAACAACAAGTGGAGCTCAAGCAACAGTGACTGATGTAAGATTAATTACAGATACTCTTGGAAGTCTAAAATGCTGCTTCAGTTTACCAAATCCAAATGATGCTGCAAGTCCAAGATTTGAAACTGGTACAAAAACTATAAGATTAACAACAAGTCCAACAAACTCAACAGTTGAGGGAGCTGTCTCAGGATCTGCTGAAGCTAATTTCCATTCTAAGGGTGAATTAGAAACAGTCCAAGAACAAATTTTAAACGTTAAAACACCACAAATTGAAAGATTGGGTGTTCAGGAACAAAGAGTTTTAAATGATAAAATTACAAGAAAAGTTGAAGGATTAACTACAACAGAAACTGAAATTAGAGGTGTTCAGTATTATGATCCCCTTGCACAAACTTTCCGTGTAGATGAAACATCTGGAGTATTCATCACTTCTGTAGATTTATACATGCAAACTAAGGATGAAGAATTACCTCTTACTTTACAGGTTAGAACTGTTGAGACTGGATTACCGACATCTAAGATTTTGCCATTTAGTGTTGTTGTTCTAGATCCAAGTGAGGTTAATGTATCTGAGGATGCATCAATTCCAACCACATTTACTTTTGATTCTCCCGTTTATCTTACAGGAGAACATGAATATGCTTTAGTCCTTGTCACACCATCAGAAAATTATAACTGTTGGATATCAAGAATGGGAGAGGTTGACATATCTACCGTTGGATTACCCGATGAACAACAAGTTCTAATTAGTCAACAACCATACTTAGGATCATTATTTAAGTCACAAAATGGTACGACATGGGATCCAAGTCAATATGAAGACATGAAGTTTCTTATCAGAAGAGCCGTATTTAATACATCTCCTTCTGTTGGTAGATTCTTTAACTCTGAGTTAGCAACTGGTAATGATGAAGTACCAACGTTAGCAGAAAATTCAATTACATCCTTATCTAAGAAAGCAATTGTTGGATTAGGAACACCAATATCAAATACCTTAACTGCTGGATTAGTTCCTGGCGTTAAGATTAGTCAGTTTGACAATTTAAATGCATCTGCAACTCTTATCAACACTGCTGGTATCGCAACTATTAATGGATCTAATGATGTTACAATTATTAATTCTGGCGTTGGATATACACCATCTAACGGAGTTCTTACATATTCAGACATTCCAATGGTTACTCAAACTGGAGAGGGAACTGGAATAATTGGTGATGTAACTGTGAGTAATGGTGAAATTGGTGTTGTTACCTTTACAAATGGTGGAAAGAACTATGCTGTCGGTGATACTTTAGGAATTGGAACACTAGGTCTTGGAAATGGAAGTGGAGCTGTTATTTCTGTTGGATTAATCACTTCAACAAACAGTTTAGTAATTGATAACATTCAAGGATCATTTGTTACAGGTATTGGAACAATAGGATTTAACAACGGATCAACAGTTATTGGAATTGATGGAAAAACTGTTGGAAGTGGATCTACAATATCAACATTTGATGTGGATTCTACAAATGATGGTTTACATTTCAAAGTCAATCATAGGGCTCATGCTTTACATGCATTTAATAACTTAGTAACGATATCTGGAGTTGATTCAGATGTTCCTTCAACAAAATTGACAGCAGATTATAACTTTGATTCATTAGATGATATTTCTGTGGTTGCATCATCTAACTTTGCAACCTTTGAAGGAGTTGGAGTTGGAACAACAAATTATGGTTATGCAGTTCTTGGTAATGAAATTATATCTTACACTGGTGTTGCTGATGGATCAATTACAGGTATTACAACTAGAGGTATTGATTCAACAATTAAGTCCAGTCATTCATCAGGTGATATAATTAAAAAATATGAATTTAGTGGAGTTTCTCTCAGAAGAATTAATAAAGAACATGATATGAATGCTCCAACAGTGACTGTTCCAAATGATAAAGATTTAGATTTCTACCATATTAAAGTTGATATGAATAATGATGGTACAGATAGAAGTGGTGGAACTTTACCTGATCGTTTCTTCTCATCCACAAAACGTGGTGGTGGATCAAATATAACTGCATCACAAAATATACAGTTTGAAACTATCACACCAAACATTCAATCAATGACACCCCCTGGCACAAATATTGGTGCTCGTGTGAGAACGATATCTGCAACAAGTGTTGATGGATCAGAACAATCATTTGTTGATCAAGGTTTCCAAGCAATATCAGTCACAGGTCAAACACATTTTGAAACACCAAGAATGGTTGCATCTAAAGAAAATGAGGATCGTCAATTATCTGATTTGCCAGGAAATAAGTCACTAACACTTGAAGTGTTAATGAGTACTAGCAGTCCTAATGTCTCACCTGTAATAGATTTAGATCGTGTCAGCACCGTTCTAACCACAAACCGTGTTAATAGTCCAGTATCTAACTTTGCAAGTGATAATCGTGTAAATCAAACTGGTCAAGATCCTTGTGCATCATCTTATGTTTCTAAGATGGTCGCTTTAAATAATCCAGCGACTAATATACTAGTTGAATTTGCTGCATATCGAAGATCTGGTGCAGATATTCGTGTGTTCTTTAAGACTATCGCAGAGGGATCAACAGAAAATAGTTTAGATCGTAACTTTGAATTGTTCCCAGGCCATGATAATATAGATCAAAATGGTAAAGTAATTAACTTCTCTAATAATAGTGGTCTTCCAGATGATCGAGTAACACCTTCTGTTGGTGGTGAATTTAAGGATTACAGTTTCACATCTAGAGAATTACCACCATTTACTAAGTTCCAAATTAAAATTGACATGGTTGGAACCGATCAGGCACAACCACCATTGATCAAAGAACTTAGAGCAATCGCATTAGCATAATGACAAAACATATTCCAGTTGAGGGAAAGTCTGGATTTTATCGAGACTCTGAATCCACAGCAATTATCAATAAAGATAAGAAAGCCTATTCTGCGTATATGCAAAGAAAAAAATCTGTGGAAAATAAAAACATTGAGTTAGATAAAATGAAAGAGGATCTTGATAATGTGAAGGGTGAATTGGGAGAAATTAAAGGTCTTCTATCTACTCTCGTTCAAAAACTAAATAATTAGAAAAATGGCACAACAGGTAATCACATTTGATCCAGATGTTGCCGTTCCAATGGGTGTAAATCTTACCATATTTTCTGGTGCTGATTTTAACACCACATTCACAGTAAAAACTTCTGCTGGTTCTAGTATAGATTTTTCTAACTATACAGGAAGAAGCAATATGAAGAAATCTGCGATTGGAACTGCAAATACTTTCGGCGTGACTCTTGGTGACTCAGATGGAAAAGTAACTCTTTCAATGGGTTCAACCATTACTAGAAGTTTAACTGAGGGTAGATATCTATATGATATCAATGTAAGTTCTGGTTCTACTTTCTTTAAGATAATAGAAGGTAACGTGCTTGTAAGAACAGGTATTTCAACATAGAGGTGAAGAATGGCTCAACCAAGTTCTAGAGAAGGATTAATAGATTACGCAAAAAGACAGCTTGGATTTCCTGTCTTAGAAATCAACGTTGCAGATGAACAGTTTCAAGATCTGTTAGACGATGCTATTCAAATATATCAAGAAAGACATTATGATGGTATCGCAAGGATGTATTTGAAATATAAAATTACACAAGATGATATTGATAGAGGACAAGCGAGAGGAGGAGACTCAACTTTAGGGATTACAACAACAACCACAACATCAACTGTTGGATTATCCACCACTTTTAACATAGAAGAAAATAATAATTATATACAAATGCCTCCATCTGTGATCGGAGTTAATCAAATATTTAAAGTTAGATCAGATACTGTTTATGATGGTTTATTTAATATTAGATATCAGTTGTTTTTAAATGACTTATATGCCTTTGGATCAATTGATCTTCTTCAATATGCAATGGTTCAAACTAAACTTGAAGACATTACTTTCTTACTGAATCCAGATGTAAGATATAGGTTCAACATTCGTCAGGATCGACTTTATATTGATGTTGATTGGGCACAAATAAACAAGGATGATTACTTTGTAATTGATTGTTTCCGAATCTTAGATCCAGATGATTTTACAAAAGTGTATAATGATCAATTTTTAAAGAGATATTTCACAGCTTTGTGTAAGAGACAGTGGGGACAAAATTTAATCAAGTTTCAAGGAGTTCAATTGCCTGGCGGTATTCAATTAAATGGTCGTCAAATTTATGATGACGGTGTTGCAGAATTAGCGGAGATTAGATCTAAGATGGCAAGTGATTATGAAATGCCTCCACTTGATATGATTGGATAATGTTAAATCCGTTTTTTCTACAAGGCTCTAAAGGGGAGCAAGGATTAGTTCAAGACTTAGTTAACGAACAACTAAGAATGTATGGCATCGAGTGCCATTACATTCCTCGTAAGTTAGTCACTTCTAGAACAATTATGAAAGAGGTAACTGAGTCACGTTTTGATCAGGCATTTCCTCTCGAAGCATACTTAATGAATATTGATGGATATGCTGGATCAGGAGATATTCTTACAAAATTTGGTGTAAGGGTTACTGATGAAGCCACATTTGTAATATCTAAAGAAAGATTTGAAGAAGCCATTGCACCATTTTTAGAACAGGATGATGACTATACTTTATCTAATAGACCAAAGGAAGGAGATTTAATATTTTTTCCATTAGGAAAAAGAATGTTCGAGATTAAGTTTGTAGAACATGAGAGACCATTCTATCAACTACAAAAAAATTACGTTTATCAACTACAGTGTGAACTCTTTGAATATGAGGATGAAGTCATTGACACAAATGTCAATGCTATTGATGAGGTTGTTCAAACTGAGGGTTATATTGCAAGATTAGTTTTATCTGGTATCGGTAGTCTCGCAACTGCAAATACAACTCTCAACTTTGGTGCTGTTCAACAAATATTTTTACAGAATGATGGATATGGATACGTTGCTGCACCTACCGTTTCGATCAGTACATCACCTGGCGTAGATGCAACTGCTGTTGCAATCATGACATCAAGATCTGGTATTGGAACCGCAAAATCTATTGACAAAATTCTTTTAATTAATCCTGGCAGTGGATATATAGGAATACCCACCGTAACCGTGCCAGGCGCTGGTATAGCAACCGCTGGCATCACTTCTCTAGGTTCTGTAGGTATTGTTACAATTACATCTGGTGGATCAGGTTACACCACAACACCAAATGTTGCAATCACTACTGCACCATCAGGAGGAACAGATGCAACTGCTGAGGCTGTCATGGTTGGTGGAACGATTAGTGCAATCAGAATTAGTAATGCTGGAACTGGATATACTGTTGCACCAACAATTACAATTGGTGCTGCGACAACTATTGGAGATGGTGATTATATTTTCAATGAGACTGTTCAAGTTTCTTCAAGTTCTGCTGAAACTGCAAGAGTTAAAGTATGGGATGCAGGGTCTCGAACTCTTGATGTTAGTATGCTTACTGCAATGCAATTCCAAGTTGGGGAGAAGATTAAAGGTTTAGAATCTGGTGCGGAATATGTAATTCAATCTATAGATTATGACACACCAAATGACTATCCAAATTCACAATATAATGCTGATCAATACAATGATAATGCAGACTTTGAGACTGAGGCTGATGCAATTTTGGACTTCTCTGAAGGTAATCCCTTCGGTACATTCTAAATAGTTAAAAAATAATGATATGTTAGGGACTTACTTCTATCATGAAATATTAAGAAAGACGGTTATCGGTTTTGGAACTCTCTTTAATAATATTAACATTCGACACAAGGATGCGAGTGGAACAAATTTTAGTGTCTTGAAAGTGCCTTTGGCTTATGGGCCAATGCAGAAATTTTTGGCAAGAATTCAACAACAACCAGATTTAGACAGAGAGACAGCAATAACTCTTCCAAGAATATCCTTTGAAATGCAAGGATTACAATATGATCCAACTCGTAAGACTGGAATTGCACAAACATTTCTTACACAGAATGGAACAAACGCAAAGAAAGTTTATATGCCTGTTCCATATAATGTAGGATTTGAACTTAGTATTATGGCTAAGTTGAGTGATGATGCATTACAGATATTAGAACAAATAGTTCCTTACTTTCAACCATCATTCAATATTACAGTAAATTTAATCAGTTCTATCGGTGAGAAGAAAGATATTCCAATAGTCCTTGAAAGTATTAATTATAGTGATCAATATGAGGGTGGATTTGATTCTCGTAGAATATTAATTTATACTTTATCATTTACCGCAAAAACTTATCTCTTTGGCCCTGTTGCAGATAATCCAGAAGGTCTTATCAAGAAAGTTGATGTTGATTACTATGCTAGTGAAAACTTCAAAACTGCAAAACGGAATATTCGATATAGTGCAACACCAACTGCGAAGAAAAATTATGATGATGATCAGGCAACAGTCGTTGATGGTGCAATCTCTGATAAGGTTACGACTTTCAAGGTGAGTGCAACCACTGATTTAAGTGCGAATGATCGAATTATCATTGACACTGAGATTATGCTTATCAGAAGTATCAGTGGTAAAAATGTGACTGTGTTCCGTGGTCATGATAATACAATCGCTGCAAAACACGAACATAATGCCAACATAGGTGTTCTTAGCGCAGTTGATAATGCATCTATTGAGTTTGGTGATGACTTTGGATTTGATGAAATGACATCATTCTTTGCTGATGGTAAATCATCTAGTCCATCTCAGGGTATAGACATTTAGGAGAATTATGAAAAATTTTGATTCTATTGAGGAAGCACTTAACGTTGATACAGAGGTTGTTGAAGACAATAAGATTAAACCTCAAAAGAATCAACTTAAAAAGAGTGATCAAAATGATTCTGAAAAGGATTATGAATATAGTCGTGCAAATTTATATTCATTAGTTGAAAAGGGACAAGAAGCGGTGAATGGTATATTGGAATTAGCACAGGAATCAGACTCTGCAAGAGCATATGAAGTTGCTGCTACTACAATCAAAGCAGTTGCAGATACAACAGACAAACTTATTGACTTGCAACAGAAGATGAAGGATCTTGAAAAGGATCCAAATAAAGGCCCTACAAATGTTACAAACGCATTATTTGTAGGTTCAACAGCGGAGTTATCAAAATTAATTAAGGATCAAAATAAAGATGACAAGTAGTATTAAGAAGTATAAATATATTTGAAGATACGATTCATTCATGGCTAAGAAGTGTCCGCCAGGCAAATATTACTGTTTCACTGATAAGAAATGTAAGAA